TTTCTAGCTATCACCTCTCTATATCTCTCAACTTCTCTTTTTAGAATATCTTCTGGGTAAACCCTACCGTTTCTATTTTCAACACCATACTTTTGTAAAGTAGCGTAATAATATATTGGCCCAGATAAGTCTATGGCACCACCAAAATCTTCATTTATAATCTGGCTTTGTAAACCTTCGGATACAGAACCAGCATCGCCTTCAACTAAGATCCCAAAACCCTCTTCGTTTTCTTTTAAAATTTTTATCCCCATTGTTATATGAATATATCTAATAAATATAACAAAAACGAGTTAAATACCATTTTACTCATCAGAAAGATCAAATCCAATCCTCTCATCAGCTAATTTAGATTTTTTAAGCCTTTTAATCGTGTCGGTATAATCGTTCTTAAGAATGTATAAAGAAATGAACGTCTCTTTAAGGTGAGCCATTGTATATTTATCGGTATCTTTTACAAGTTTATCGATATCATAAAGTTTTTTATCCTCGTCTGTGAGAATTGAGTTGAAATATAATCGTCTATCTTCACTGTTAGGTTTCTCAATCTTATATTTTTTGTCGAACCTTGATGGCCTATCCTTTATTCTGTCGGGAATTCTTTCCAGATTATTAGTTGTGGCCACATAAACAACATTATCAATTGAATTTAAACCATCTAAAAAGTTTAAAAAAACTTCCTCACCGAATTTATCGATAACTAAATCCAAATCCTCGATAATACATAGTAAAGGTCTTTCCTTTTCAACCTTTCTAACCAATTTAGCTAACTCAACCCAGTTGAATGGATTGTCAAAGTATATTGAAATTCCGTTATATTTCTTTAATTCATCAACCAACAAATGTATTAGTGATGTTTTTCCACAACCAGGATCTCCGTATAATATTATCCCGCGTTTTGGTGTTAAATTATATGTTCTGAATCTATCAATGTTATCCCAAAATATTTTTAAATCTGTTATGATCTGATTATGGGGTAAAGATGGTAAATGAAAAAACTCATCACTCTTATAATTCAATTTAGAAATACCGAAACCATTACCTTCATTGTATATCATTGTATAAAGGCCAGAGTCTACAGTAGCAACCGTCTTGAAATTAAAGTAGAAGTCAGTATTGTTTATTGTGTACCAGGATTCAATTGATGGTAGTATTCTTTCTAGATGATCATTCATGATCTCAATACCCTCTTCCATTGGTATTTCTTCGTATTCAAATTCTTCGTGTTCTGGCATTTGATTTTTTTGAAAAGTAACTTAATTTATTTTGCTCTAAGGATTCAATTATAAGATTAGATAATTCACGCATTTTTTTAAACATTAAAGGTGAATTAAATTTAATTTTTTCTTCGGGGTAGACGGTTAGCTCAATAAACATAAAGCTTTTTTTATCATCCGACATACCAGAGGCCCTTAGATCTAAATCAACGATGAAATTTTGTTTAAAATATACTTTGTCGATTTTATCTTTTATGTTGACCATTATTTGTTTACGCATTAATCTTATGTACGACTCGTAATTTTCAATATCTTTGGGTTGGACCCACGATTCTACGTTTACATAGATAGCGTTTAATTTTACGGCATCAATAGTACCGTATTTAACTCGAAATCTCTCGTCTGTGAAGAGTTTCTTTTCTTTTCCAAATTTGCATTGCATTTGCTTTAGTCATATTTTAAAATATATTTATTGTTATGTGATAATAATAGTAAAAAAAACGTCCTAAACCAAATTTTAAGATATTTATATTAAAATAAAAACAAATCAAATAGCATTAGTCATGAAAAAATTTATTAACGACTTATTGTCGGGTCAAAGCGAAACGTCCAGTAAAAGATTCGCAGCTTTATTTACATTATTAAACGTTATTATCTTAGCTTATGTTGCTACGTTTAGAAGCCCAGAGGGGACACCAGAGTATATGTACGATGCGTTGTGCCTTATAGCTGGTGGTGGTTTAGGTTTAACGGTTATTGAGAAGATTTTCAGCAAAAAGGGTGGTTCTGATAAGACACCTAAAGAATAAAGTATTCCGCTATAAGCGGTGTTTTAGGACCGTTCCAGTTATGGAACAAAAAAAGCCAGGATTCGCTACCCTGGCTTTACTTTTTCATAAAGAATTTTTTTATTCGAAACTTTTCTTAAGATCAATGATGTCATCGATTATCTCTAGAGATGGTTTTTCGTTCTTCATCTCATTTAGTTTTGTTCTAACCTCTAATAGTTTTTTTACGATTATAATATCATCAGCGCTATTAATAGTTTCCTCAACAACGTTTTGTGTACTCTCGATTAAATTAGTGTAGTAACTGTTAATCGCCGACTCATCATTTTCCGCGAATAAATTTAAAACCTTAACCTGTTCTTCATTTAATTTGGAGATCTTGTCTGTTAAACTATTGTTTATCTTTTCGATTGATTCAGTTAACGACTCAGCTGATTTTTCAGCTCTTGTTAAATGTTTAATAAGGTTTGTTTTATACTTAACTTTTTCAACCAAAGAAAGTTTTTTACCGAAAACAAGTTGGTCGATGCTTTCATTAACAGTACCTTCAATAGATATTTCCTCTTCCGTTAAACTTTTAAGTTTATCAACATCAGATAGGTTAAATGATCTTAAATGAGTTATTGATTCCTCAACGAATTCCTTAGCGATTGATTCGTCTTCAAACCTCATGGTGTTTAATAAATCATACACCTCAGTAAATTCTCTTAACGTGTTATTTTCTTTTAAAACTTTAACGTACTTGGCGAAAGATTCTTTAAAATCCTTTTCACCTTTATTCTGATAAGTCTTTTCTAAGTTTGAAAGTATGCTTTCTTTTAATTGTCCAAACATTTTTTTAATTTTAATTATAAATAGTTTTATTATAATAATTTATCAATTTCATCAATCGTTTTTTTCAGCGATTCATTTATTAAATTGTTTTTAGCGTCTAATTTTTTTCTCGTTGTTTCAGCTAAAGGTTCTTCTGGGGCCGCTGGTTCAGCAGCCGCTGGTTCAGCACCACCTTCCGCTCCACCCTCAGCACCTGGTACCTCTAATGGTGTTGTGAAGTCGGTTCCAGCAGCGGTATCACCACCACCCATGTCTCCACCACCACCGCCACCAGCTGACATATCTGATGCGGGTGCGCTTCCGTCAGCACCCAAGGTCATGTTATTAGGATCAATTTTATATAGTTTATAAATATCTCTAAATATACCAGTTTGTTTAATGGTTTCACCTAATGATTTAAGCTCCTCACCACCAGCTTTTTCAACAGCTTGTCTTTGGATGTCTAATTTAATCTCATCATCACTCATGTTCAAGATTTCTTTCTTAGCGTATGTCATAGACACAGCACCGAATCCATTACCAGCGTCAGAAACCGCGTCACGATACAACTGAATTTTTTCTTTCCAGTTCTGTATTTTAAGCATTTCAGCTTGTGTTGACGGGCTTGTTAATGTTATAGTGAAATTTTCTAGATCATCCGTAAAACCTTTAGTATAAAGGTGAATGATAGCCATTTTATTTAATTCTTGTATTAAAGCTTTTTGCACTCTGTGTACTGCTCTAGCAAAACGAACATCAAGAATAGCTAAATTTTTACCGTCACCAGTAGCTTCCTCAAAACCAATGAAGGCTTTAGGTACTCTTAGCGCGGCCAACATTTTCTTTTGGATGTATTCGATATCCGCGATCTCAGAAAGGTTTTGCGCACCAGGTAATGTCTCAATAGGCATCGCTAAACCTGGATCTCTAACTGGGATAAAATAATCTTGGTCAACCGCTAGTGCGTTATAACGGGTATCTTGGTTACCGTTGTTTTTATCAACCATATTAACCCTTTTAAAGTTATTGGCAATTTTATCAACGTAAGCATCAACATCTTTATCATCCATATTACCAACAAAGACTTTATACACACGTCTTTCTGGTGCTCTGGTAACACGATAAACCAACATCGCATCTTCAGATAATAATAACTGTTTCCAAATTCTTCTTACTTTCTCTAGCATTGAAGTACCATAAGGTAATCTTCTATCATCACCAAGTAATCTAAAGTGTGAAATTTCAAATGAATTAAACTCAACGTTTTTGTCTTTCCAAAAGAACTTAATGTTTTGTTCTTTTTGTTGATCATCTAAACTTGTCACTTTTGAGAAACCTGGTTCAGATCTTGTCAATTCTATATTAGGTAATTGTGTTACCCCGACAATACCTTGATTTGGTACAATTTTATTGTATACGAAGTTGTCCCCGTATTTACAAACATTCCTAGCCCATGATGTTAAGTTAGCGTTTATGTCTAAAACGTTTTCAAATAAGTGGGTTAATTCTTTTTTAATCCTACCGCTATCGGAATATATCGTTAAAACTTTACCGTTTTCATTCGCTGTTGTTGCTTCCTCGGCAAAAATATCTAACGCAACAGAAATTTCTGGTGTGTACTCCATAGCCTCGTAATCATAATAAGAGGCAATTCTAGTTGGTTCATAATAAACCGCTTTTTGGTAAAGCTCGTTATCGATTTTTTTCCATTGATTCTGTAAGTAGAGGGTTTGTTGCGCCTCTAATTTTTTTTGATCCAATTCAGCACCACTAAGGCCATCGAACGAGCTTGGGTCAATGACGTATTTTGGCCCATCAACCTCATTACCTAAAGTTCTATTAAGTCTTTGATATATTGTTAATCTATCTGTCATATTTTTTTAATTTACGTATTCACA